TCTGAGAGTGCTTCATAGAATCGCTCATTGCGGATGCTGTTCTCGTTGATCTTACGAAGCTCCGGTTCCTTGTCCAGGATATCCAGGATGCCTATCAGCGATGGATACTTACCCCACAGCCGCTTAGCTACTTCATTGCAGAACTCGAAATCGGCGGGGCTATCGCAGACCCAGTGTTCCCGGTCTCCTCCGGGGAGGGGATTGGAGAGGTTGACGACTTTGAATCGCGATTGGTTACGGACGATAAACTGAGTAAGACAATCGCGGTCAATAACAGAGCGACTTTCGTTCCACGCCGCCTCCAAGGCAGAAAACTTGAAACACTCAGTATCAAGGCCATCAGGAAAAGTTGCAGGGTAGCAGTTACTTGCATAATCGGCTCCTGTCATTTCCCGCAGCTTGATGACTTGTGAGATAATGTTCGCATCTAAGAACGGACAGTCACAGGTAAAGCGTAGGACAACATCAGCTTGATAGAAATTGGCACATCGATAGAAGCGATCTAATACGTCTGTTTCGCTGCCGCGAAAGCAGTTAAGTTTATGCTCGTAGCAATAGTCAGCGATCACATCGTCTTCCGGGAGCGAGGAAGTTGCTATCACAACCCGGTTGATGCCGATGGCCGAGGAGGCGGCATTGTAGGTCCAGTGCAACAGCGGCTTCGGGCTGTCGTCAAAGCACTTCATGACCTTGCCTGGAAGCCGCGTACTTCCCATCCTTGCTTGGCAGATAGCGACGGTCCTCATTGTGATTTGTCCGTGTTCCTTAAATACTCGATTGCTTCGTCGTTCTCCTTAACGATCTTCATGGCTTGGTCGTGTAGCAGTTGTGATGCCTTTTCATTGTCAACTATGGTTGAAAGCCCCAGCATAATCAGGGATTGGTTGGCCATAACCTTAATGAAATATTCACTTATCATTTTCACCATTGGATCCATCATAGTCCTGCCTGCTTTCTGACTTCGAGACAGACCTCAAGAACCCTTATGGCTTCGTCTGCGGTACAGCCAATCGTTTCCTTGCCGTCACAGCGGTCAAGGAAGGCTTGCATCTCTTCGATGTAATCGGAGTTCCAACTGCCAACGTCATCCTTATAGTTGATGCCTGTCTTGCCGTCGCTGAGCAGGGCTTTCCGCGCTGGCAGATCTACAAAGATCTCTCCGTCCGTGCCGTTGATTGAGAACCATCGCTCTTCGCGCTTGGTTACATAATCAAGATGGACAACTGACCGGCAGCCATTGTCATGGGTAATTAGAATGTCGCTTATGTCGTCTCGTCCGTTACTGAGGCGAGTAGAGCTACCAGTAACGCGCCCAGGCCCAAGCAGATAAAGACAAAGGTCGAGTTCGTGAGACCAATTGAGGACCACACCATCTCGGAGATATGGAGGTTTGTCACTGTGCTGCCCCAGAGTGAAGCTTGCCCGCAGAGGAGTGCCGATGCGTTCCATCCATTCTTTGGTTTTCTTGACGCAGGAATGGAAGCGCAGATTGTAGCCGACCATAAGCACCGATGAGTAGATAACTGGCATCGTTCTAGCGATTGGTTTCTCCACGAATGTCGGTTTGCCGTCTGCGGCAATGAGATGCTCTAGGTGCATGGATGTTGGGCTAGCGATGATGATATGGGTACACATCTCGATCATCTTGCCGAGATCGCCCATCATCCAGCCGGTGCCGCTATGCTTTTCTGGATCAGGATCGTAGCCAACAACTTCGGTCTCTCCGAGATGCTTCCACAGATTCTCTTTGTGGCGCATGCCAATCGAGCCAAGGCCGATGATGCCGATGGTTCTAGTCACGTAGCGGCCATCCATCGTTAGTGGATTTGCGAATGATGGTGACTGAGGTTTGGTCGTCACCTGAATTGAATATGCTGCGGGTGATCAGGTTGTAAGCTGGATTAGCTAACCACAGCCTTGAATAGTCCATCTTGTAACTGAACAATCCAGCGTAGTGCTTGTACTTGTTCTTGTGCGGCCTGTCGGCGTGGAAGTCGTGGATGCAGATATAACCACCGTCCTTGAGGACGCGATCACTCTCATTCATGATCATGAACAGGTCTTCGCGGTCGCAGAGGTAGAGGCACCAGCCGTAGATCACCAGATCGAAGAACTCATTGCCGTGCATCACGAGGTTGTCGGCTGTCCCCTTCTGGCAATTCCACAAATTGGTATTGAACATTGGATCGACGCCGTAGGCTTTGCACTTCCATTTTTGCTGCATCATCCTGACGCGCCAGCCATTGGAGCAGCCCACCTCCAGCACCGTCATGGGTGTTAGTTTTGCAGCCTCGATGGCCTCCATGACGGGATCACTCTTAACCGCCGCCAGCTTCTCCTGGTTTCTGGCAAACCAAGCTTTGGCTTCGCTCTCCAGAAAGATCTCCGCTTGGCGTTTCAAAACTTCCCCCAGAGGTCCATGTCGCAAAGTTCAGATCTAAGATGGTCGTTTTTGACGAGAAGAAAGTGGCTAAGTCGCCGCCCTTCGTAAACCATTCCTGACTTACGGCAGACATTTTTCATCCCGATATTGATGCTCATGCATCCCGCCTCGACCTTGCGGATGCCGTGGTTGAGGAGGTGCTCGATAAACCCGGTCCACGCTTCCGTGCCGTAGCCTTTGCCCCATTCTTCTTTGGCTCCGATAAGGATGCCGATGTCGGCAACTGAATTAGCTGCATCAATGCTTGCAGTAATGGTGCCGATAAATTTTCTGTTGGCCTCTCCGTCTGGATAATCCCTGATGTGGATCTCCCTGAAGAGATCGACTTCTGTGATGTAGTGTTGTTGGCTTTCTTCATCGTGCTTCCTGTGACGTTGCTCGGAATAGCGAACAACGTCTGGGTCATTGAGCCAGTTCACCATCGTCTTGAGCGCGTAAGGAGTGGGGACTGCGTTGGGAAGCAATCTCAATCGCTCGGTGGGAATAAGGGTCATTTCTTTTTCTTCGTTGCTTTGGGTGCTTTGATCTTTGGCTGGTTGGCCAAGGAGAGCAGGTAATCTAGAATCGCGAGGTTGGTTTCCCAGAGGCCGAGGATGGTGTTGGCTTCCGCGCTGTAACCGCCAAGCTTGCGTCGTCTTGCTATGACTTCTGCAACGTGACTGCGAAGGGGTTTAAGAGGATGTTGGTCCATGGTTGGCTCCAAAATGAACTGTTCCTGTTGTATTCTAGTGTTCGAGAACAAAGCCAAAATTTCTGGAAAGTTATGCACAGGAAAGTGAAATGAGCCTTCTTAAGAACGCTGCGAGAGCCATGGAGACGGCTAAGGACCGTGATGGCTATCGAGATAACCTGTTGGAATTCTCGCAGTATATGTGGGAGGTGGTCGAGCCAGCGATTCCCTTCATCAAGGGATGGGCCCTGGAGGCAATATCTGAGCATCTTCAGGCTGTTACAGAGGGGCACATCCGCCGCCTGCTGATCAACGTCCCGCCCGGATTCACTAAGTCATTGATGACAGACGTGTTTTGGCCCGCCTGGGAGTGGGGCCCGCGTAACATGCCGTGGTTGCGCTATATGTGTGCGGCCTACTCTAACCATTTGACAGAACGAGACAATATGCGATGCCGCAACATCGTTATTAGTGACCGCTACAAGCGGCTGTGGGGCCACCGGTACGATGTCTCTAACGAGCAATTCACCAAGATCAAGTTCGCCAACACCAAGACCGGGTGGAAGCTGGCGACATCGGTTGGCGGCATCGGGACCGGCGAGCGGGCAGACCGAGTAATCATCGATGACCCAAACAACCCCATGGAGATGGAGTCGGAAGCGATCCGCAAGACCGCCATCATGTGGTTCACGGAAATCATTCCCGACCGGCTAAACAGCCAGAAAGACTCAGCTATCGTCGTTATTCAGCAAAGAACCCACGAGGACGACATCAGCGGCACCGCGATCAGCCGGGAGATGGGTTACACCCACCTGATGATTCCGATGCGGTACGACCCCGGTCGGCATTGCACCACCTACGCTCCCGGATTCAGATTCCGCAATGGCACCGACGAGTGGGACGATCCCCGCACCGAGGACGGTGAGATCGCCTGGGAAGCACGATTTCCGGAAGACATCTGCCTGGAATTAGAAAGGGATAAGGGACCATACGCTTGGGCAGGTCAGTACCAGCAATCGCCCGCGCCCAGAGGCGGCTCGATCATCAAGGATCACTTCTGGCAGGTCTGGGAGCAGGACAAGTATCCGACCTTTGAGTACATCGTGGCCTCGCTCGACACCGCGATGACGGCCAAGGATACCAGCGATGCCTCAGCATTGACGGTCTGGGGTGTTTTTCGGGAGGCCCCGGTTCTTTCAACCACCAGAGATATGCTGGGAATTGAGGGCAATCCGAAGATCATGCTGCTCTATGCTTGGACAGAGCGGTTGGAGTTTCACGAACTCATCAACAAGGTGATCGACACCTGCGTTCCGTCGCCTGCTCCGGTTGCTCATCCTCGGTTTCCGGTGGATCGGATCCTAATTGAGAACAAAGCTAATGGCGCGTCTATTGGTCATGAACTGCATCGTATGTTTCGCGGCACCGGCAAGGTTGGCATTGAGTTGATCGATCCCAAGCAGTATGGCGATAAGGTTGCCCGTGTTCACTCCATCCAGCACCTGTTTGCCGACAACATGATCTATGCCCCGGACAAGGCATGGGCTGACATGGTGATCCGTCAGTGCTCGCTGTTTCCGCGTGGCTCGAAGGACGATCTGGTTGATTCAACCTCGCAGGCGCTTCGTTACCTGCGCGAGACCGGCTTTGCACTCAAGCGCGATGAGTACAAAGTGGATGTAGAAGATGATCTCCTGTATAAGGGACAACTGCTGCCGCTCTACAATGTCTAGAGGCTAAATGGCCAACGAGAACAGCAGTTTGCCGCTCAACAATCCGTTTCCGGATATTGTCCCGCCACAGCTTTCTTTGGTGGGGGGAACAGATAGTGAACCTGAATCACCGGTCGAGACAATAAAAGTAGAACACGAAGACGGCTCCATCACGATTGACTTCAAGGAGCCGGAAGACGAATCCCAGAAGCCAGAAGATACCGACTTCGGTAAGAACCTCGCCCTCGATATGGACGAGGATGAGTTAAATGAAATCGCTTCGACGCTTCTGGACGGCATCAAGCAGGATGACGATTCCCGCAAGGACTGGCTCGATACCCGCACGATGGGCATCAGCCTGCTTGGTCTTAAGCTAGAAAAGCCTCGTTCTGATGCCGGGACTTCCTCTGCTCCACTGGAGGGGATGTCTACTGTCCGTCATCCGATCCTCTTGGAGGCCACGGTCAGCTTCCAAGCGACGGCTCGCGCAGAACTACTCCCGGCTGCGGGACCGGTGAAGGTCCGCAACGATGCGCCGATGCCCCCTAAGGAGCAGGCAGCAACCCAAGCCTTAGCCGAGACGATGGAGAACAAGGACGATCTTTCTCAGGCGCTTGAGAAGGACATGAATCATTACCTGACGACAATTGCGACCGAGTACGTTCCCGATACCGACCGCATGCTGTTCTACATCGGCTTTGGCGGCGACGGCTTCAAGAAGGTCTACAACTGTCCGCTGCGGCGCAGGCCGGTGTCCGAGAGCATTGACGCCGAGAACCTGATCATTTCCAACGCAGCTACCGACATGCAGAACTCCGGACGGGTGACGCATGTCATCAAGATGCGGAAGTCAATCTTACGCCGGATGCAGATCCTGGAGGTTTACCGTGACGTTGAGTTGAGCCCACCGGCTCCCGTGCAACCAACTTCTGTGGATAAGAAATTAGAAGATATCTCAGGGGTGAAGTCATCGAATCGGAAAGCGGAAGACCGTGAGTACGAGATCTATGAGTGCTACTGCGAACTCGATCTCGATCAGTTTGCTCCGAAGAAGTTCAAGAAGAAGGGACTGCCGCTGCCGTACCGGGTGACGCTGGAGAAGGATAGCCATCAGGTTCTCGACATCAGGCGCAACTGGGAAGAGAAAGACGAACAGTGTTTGGCCAAGCGTTTCTTCGTGCAATTCCCCTTCGTGCGCGGTCTCGGCTTCTACGGTCTCGGTTACATCCACCTTCTCGGCAACACCGCTAACGCACTCACCGCTGCATGGCGTTTGATGCTGGATGCAGGGATGTTCTCCAACTTTCCAGGATTCATTTACGCTAAGGGCGCTGGACGACAACTAACGAACCAGTTCCGTGTACCCCCCGGAGGCGGCATCGGCCTCGACACCGGATCGCAGGCTTCGATCAAAGACGCGATCATGCCGCTGCCTTACAAAGAGGTTGGTCCATCATTCACCGCATTCACCCAGCACGTTGAGGAAGTCGGCAGACGGCTCGCTTCCACAGCACAAGCGAATGTCGGGGAGGGCAAACAAGATGCCCCGGTCGGAACAACCCTTGCTCTCATTGAACAGGCATCAAAGATTCTGGACTCAGCCCATAAGCGCCTCCATGCCGCCCAGGCCGAGGAGTTCAAGCTTCTCAAAGAACGATTCCGCGAAGACCCAGAAGCCTTCTGGCGACACAACAAGAAGCCCACCATCCAGTGGAAAAAGGAACAGTTTGTTGCGGCGCTTAATAACTGCGAATTGGTTCCGGTAGCCGATCCCAACAACCCAACGGCGCTGCATCGCTACGCCAAGGGCCAGATCATCAAAGAACTCCAGAAGGCGAGCCCGCTGCTGTATGATCCAATCGGTGTCGATATGAAGGTGCTGCGGATTGCTGACATCAATCCGGAAGGTCTGTTCAAACCGAAGCCTGATCCTGCGCCACCAGATCCGCGCATGGAAGCCATCAAGGAGAAGGCATCCGCACAGGATCGGCAGTCCAAGATCCAGTTGCTGGAAACCCAGATCAAGGCGGCTACATCAGGCGCGGCCATACAGGATCGTGCCAAGGATCGCGAGTCGCGTGAGCGGATCGAGCAGATGAAGATCCAGCTTGAGCTTCTCAAGATCGAGGAAGAGAAGATCATCCACCAGAATGAAGGTTTCGTTGAAGCGCAGAAGACGGCGCATGAGTTGCAGCTAAAGAGCCAGATTCAGGCACATCAGGCGGCCATCGATGCTGCGTCCAAGCATCAGGAGATGCAGCATGCCGATGCCTCCAAGGTGCAGGAGTTGGCTCACGATCATATCCAGCGGCAGCACGAACTACGCGGTGGCCGTATAGAATCGCAACACGAGATAGATCGCGAGCATGAGAAGCATACCGCCCAGATGGAGCGTGACCGGCAGAAGCATGAGATGGAAATGGAGCATGCCAAGGAGATGCATGCCGCCAAGCTAGAGGCTGCTAGAGCATTGGCTCGCGTGAAGAAACCAGCTAAAAAGGGAACGTCATGACAAAGAATGTAGAGAAGTGGGGTCGGGATACAGCGCGTGAGCGTTACGGCGCACCCAACCCAGGGTCGATGAAGGCTCCTGATCAGTCAGAACCGCAATGTCCTGAGGATAAGCAGGGGCCTAAATACGATAACCAGACCTCTGGTTGGGTCAGGGGTGCTGGCGAGAACGCAACAAACAAACCTGGATTCGATAAGG